GGTAGGGTCCTGGCAACGTTGCAGCCCCTGGGATTCAACAGGTTTTGTTGAGCAGAATTAACAGAAAGTTGGACACTGATGGCATCAACAAGTTGATACTTAGTACCGGCTGGTGGGAATTGGAATCCTTCCGAACGGTAACGTCTTAGTGCGACTCCGGCTACATATGGTGAGAGTGGAATGTACTGACCTGCTGAGTTAAGGACGTATGGGCCATAATAGGCAATAAATCCGAAAGCGTTGGAGTAGCGTTGGCTGTCTTCTAGCAAGCGAGTTACATTATCGACACCGGCCTCTACGAATACAGCCTCTGGTTCACCCGCATTCCCCACCCCACGTAAAGCATCATCGATGATTTCGGTGGATGTGATGGCATCAAAGTTCCATAAAGTAGTGAGTGGTGTTTGCTCTTCGGTCAATACAAGTTCGACTTGTGAGCCATAGCAAACGTGACCAACGGAGGTTAAATCACCGCCAAGGGAATTGGCAGGGATTACTACCCACTCGTAGCTAGTTCCATTGAATACCACGGCAATTCTATCACCCACAATAACATCTGTGGTGCCATCTGGTGCGACAGAATTTGATGGGGCAAAGGTTACATTGAAGTAAACTCCATCCAACTTACTAAGAGCAGACTGAATATCTGTCCCTGTATCAGAAACGGCCAATCCACATGCCACTGTGTAAGCAGAAGATACGTCAAGTATTCCGGTACCTGCTGTAGTATTAGCTTCATAATTACCACCGTAGATAGCATCAATAGTTGGAACTAAGTATGCCTGTGATGTGTAATTTTGAGTCGTAGTAGGAGTGCAGATGAAATTTTGAGTCGTAGTTTGAATATCACCCGGGTCAACCAAGTCCAAAGAAGGCAACCAACCAGCGGAGGTAGTTTCACCATATGGGAAGATCAACTCTTTACCAAGGACCTTGGAACTTCTATTCAAGTAAATAGATACGGTAGGGTTGTCTACATTGGGAGCCGGAGCTACAGATGCTCTAGCGGCCTGGCCTGCGATAATACCGCTGTTTAGGCCGTATTTTCTGGCTCTAATGAGTGGAACAGTGGTTAATTCAGCGAGGTTAACAGATGTCAGATTACCACCCAATACACCCGAGTATAAAATAGTCGGTGCCGTGGAAATCGATGCGGACGGATAAGTAACATAAGAACCAGAAAGATAACCCGTATAGCTAGTGGCTAGTAGGATAGTGTCATTATCTAGGACTTTGACGTAGTAAGGATTAATAGAGTTAGAGATCGTTGCCTTTAGTAAGGTTGCAGTCCCCGCCAAAACAGTCTGCGTAAAGAAGACCTTTTGGCCATTAACTAACCCATGTCCATTTAATTCAAAAGCCGCATATTCAGTGGAACTACCGGAGAAGGTATAAGAACTAATACTAGCAGAAGGGTCAAATAAGGTTCTTGAAATAAAATTCAACCTGTAGTCCCTAGTGGAAGTCTGCAGGGTTGCGGGGAGGTGAAGGGTATTGACGTTTGTAGTTTCACCTGTAATGTTCTGGAGGAGGTTAGAGGATTGCCCACTGATTTCAACGGGCCAATTCCAACTGGAAACCCCATAGGTAACAGTAGCTGTAGACCCAGTAGGGGCACCGACCACATAAGCACCGTTCGCTGCGGCTACACCGGCCCCAATAAGAGCAGTTCCACCGGCAGCTAAGACCGCAGTCAACACAGAAGTAGCTTCTGAAGCCGTAGCAGTGATGTAAACGTACTGGGTGCTGCCATCAGACGGGTAGGTACCATACAAATTTGTATCATATGGTGGTGCTACGATGTAAACAGTCGCGGAGGTCTCACCCACATCGAACAATCCGGCAAAATCTGCACCGGCATTACTGATGGTTACTTCTTGGATGTCATATTTGACGGGCCAAACTGCACCATCGATGTAGAATACGCCCTCATCAGATTGACCAACTACAGATTCCACTGTAAAAACAGCAGGGTCTAGAAGTCCAACCTTTTCACCAGCAGCAACAGATTCTGTAGACTGCTCTACAGCTACTTGAGGGTCATAGCCTGATACTAGGAATTGATAAGGTAGACGCCCGTAAGTAACATCGTTGCCAGTCCATTCGTAAATGGTATTATCTACCAGGTACTTCAATCCTGTTACCAAATCGTCGGCAGGTTGATGTGGGGTGTAGTTCTTATACTTATTGATGTCTGTAACCAAATACGAGCCGCTATCGGCAAGGGCCAACCACTTAAAGTTACCATCTTCGCAATGGGCAGCAGCAGCAGCTCCCACGGCAGTTCTACCTGCAGCATCGAACTGTGCATATGCGGTAGGAGACAGTAGGTATCCTTGGTCTTGTTGTCCGTCAAATGCAGTATTGATGCACTGAACGTAGTCTTGGGGGACTCTCTCTAAGCTAGTCTGAGCACAATCAATGGTTCCGATCACGTAGCAATCGGTCATCAAGATGTTAGCGGAGCCTACAATGAACTGCTCAGGTACTACCTGGATGGTCCCATCAAAAGTTGTGGCTGCTAAGACTGCGAATCCACTTTCTGAATTTGTTTCAGGGCAAAGTGTATTTACTAGGCCAGACTCCCTAACGTATACGGAACTACGGATACTGGGATTAGATTCAATTGCAGCGGCAAATGCGTTTACGATTGCAGTTGAAATTTTACGGTTATTTACCTCATCGCCAGCAATGTAATCAACTGGGATAGTAACAGGGACGCCGAGCCACTCACCCTCAGAAGTATAACCCGTAGAACCATCACCAGCCACTAGTTTTTGACCATTAAGGATCATCTGAATGTAAACCTCATCACCAGCTTCAAGCTGAGAGGGTAGTCCAGTAGAGTTGATTTTGGTGCCGGACGGCAGGAACTCGATTTCAGCAATCTGGGTTGGTGTTCCTACTCTAACAACTCGAACATCAGCAACTTGCTGAGCATTCAGGAAAAGTTCATTTACACAGTTGTAGCTGAGAAGGGGGATTTTTTCGGTGGGGACTCCTCCTACTAGGGCCTTGTAGTCATTTAAAGAAGTGATAGCTACAGGAGTATTAAAGGGGAAGCGACTTACTGGGACAGTGTCTTCGGCTTCCACCAGCATGTAGGTGGTATTAAATGTTGCAATTGGCGCAGTTGTAATGTTGCCAGCGAACTCGTTAATGTATGTGCCGGGGGCGCCAGGAGTGGTGCCAAAAGAAAAAGTTGCCATTTTGTATTTAGTATTCCCCCTTTTCCAAATCCTTGTACCGGCGGGGATGACTCCGGTGGTGGTGCCCGTGGGCCAAGGATTGTTCTATGGACAATTAGTATTTACCCACTACTAAAATGGCTTTTTTTCTATTGATTTCCCGTATCGGAATGAACACTGGCGGCGGACCAACCATTATTTCTTTCTACGTCCCTTAGAGACAATCTAGTGTATCTTGATAGAGACTCAGCGTAAGATTCTTGAGATGGGAATGGGAAGAAGCCCCCATCAGAAGTTGTAGCAGAGGACAGTACGGGGGATTGTTGGGTTAACCCCACAGACGTAACTGACCCAGTAACGCTACCGGGATTGAGAATTGTCCCTAACGGGGGATTTTTTACCACTGACCAAGTGGGATTATTCTCTAGGACTTCCCGGTATGAAAGAGAGTTTGAATATAAAGCAAAACCTAGTCTTCTCCAGGTTGAGCCAGATTGAAAAACTAGGTTTGCCATTTATCAGATTCCTCTTTTTGCTTTTGCCATCAGACGGGCGCCAACTTCAGTGCCCCTCGTTAGGGGGAATCCATTACTTCTAGATACTTCTTTAACCTCGTTGTTTAGTTGGCTAGATGGTACAAAGGGGTCTACTTCTGGGGAGTTTAACCTTTTAGAGAGTTTTTCTTGGATAGATGCCTCGATGGATTCCTTAGTGGGTTTATCCTTAATGGTGGCGCTCCCTGCTGTTTTTAGGTCTATTGCAGCTGGTTCGTGTGATCCGGGTTCCAAACCAAGGGGTTCTGGGGTCACGGCTACGGATGGGTCAGTAACGGGCTCGGTGGGTTCTGGGGTCACGGCTACAGGGGGCGGGGGGATTGGTTCAGTAATCTCGGGGGTTGGATCAATCTCGGCGACTGGGGTTTCTACCCAGGCTTCATTTACGTCGGGTGTAGTTGGGTCATCGCCAACAAATTTTCCGAGAGGATCTTTAGTGCGTCGTCTTGTCATGGTTATTTGAGAATGTGTTTCCAAGCAATGTCAGATAGTTTGTCAAGGGAGCTATCTGGGACCCCCATCCATGGGCGAGCAGGTGTTTTTTTAGTTCCAAATTGGTTAAATACACCCCATGGAGTCGTATCGACTATGAATTTATTACCCCAGGGTCTAACTACGGCTGTATTAAACATTTCTCCGGTTTCCCTTAGAATGAATCCAGACCCATACCCTTCAGAATCTTTTTCTTTTATGGTTTCCGGTTCCAGTTTAGTCCATGGCCTCCCTTCATAATCCGTTTCAGCAGCCCAATAAGGCTTGTTCTCATCCAGAAGGACTGGAGCCCATTCAACTTTGGCAGGACCCCACCACCCTAGTTTGAATGGTTGCATGGAACCGGGATCTTTTAAGGTAACTTTGATCTTCATTTACCGCTTCTTTTTCATCATGTCCTCTTGTTCTTCGGCGTATTTTTTATTGACTTCAATCATGGCTCTAATTTTGCTCATGGGTTGAGTTTCGAGCCAATCGATGGATGAATCCCACCGTTGTTTGCATAAGTGAAATGCAACTTCAAGCCAATTTTCCACTGAAAGGATATTTTCTTGGAAGATGGTTGTCACTGCCCAGTCAATTAATACCTTGAAAATTCTGGAGGGAATTTTATCAATGATTTCCCCATTTAGGAGAACCTTTAGAAGAAGAGGTAAGAAGCTTTTTTCACCATTTCTGAGGATTTGTGCCTTATAAAAGTCTTTGGGAGTCAGTTCCCGGAG